GTATGAGTGTATTAAAATCCGGATCACTTTGGAGAATTAATTTTGTGTTCCAGTTTTTGGGAGGGTATTCGATTAGTTCATCATCTCTAGTGTCCATCAATGGGAGAGACCTAATTATATTTTCGATTAATTGTTGTTGTGCGTTTGGAATAGGTCTAATTTGATACAAAATTTTGATTGTGTCGGTGCTGCCGGGAATTGTTGGGTCTTTTGACCCAGATAAAGGCGGCCCATTCCAAGTAAGCGTACTGATTGCATTTTGCGTTGTTATGTCTATATCACTAATAGGATAAGAAACAAAATCAATTGTTCCTGCTTTTCTTAACCAAACAGCAAAATTTCCATTGTTTGAAAGTGGCAAAGAAGGTATGGTGAGAATGAATTCATTGCTACCAACGTAATACAAGCTTTCAGTATAGGTGTACTGAGAAACAACTTGCCAATACTGTTGATAATCAAGCAGCTCTATATTTGCATTGGCGAGTGCTTGACGAATTCCTTTTAGAGTTCCCTTCATTTTATAATTTGGAACCATTTCCCCAACTTGTTTTCTCCAATAAGTTGGATCAGTAGTTCTAAGGGTAAGATTTCCAAGACCCGCCATAAAAGGCAAAAATTGATCGGGGCACGTGTTAGCATTTTGCAGAGTGTAAATTTGTTGTATAAAGCTTCGTAAAAATTCAAAAGATTGCCCGACAGATCTGTTAAATAAAGCAAGAACTTCTGGAGTTTGATCGCCGCTATTAACCTTCGTCTTATATGTTTCGGGCATATAATAATTTGGTAGTTCAACGAAATCAGTATAAGCAATTCCATCAGGAGCATTTAGAATTCTTACTCCTGTAGGAGTTATAGTATCAGGTCTAGAACGAAAGCTTATGGGCTCCGCAAAAAGCGTAAAATAAATACTATCGGCATATATGTTATTTGGAAGATTGCCATCTGGAATCCATCGCCAACAAACAAAGTAGTCGCCGGCAAAAGCACCTGTGCTATCCCATAAAAATTCAAATAGACCGTAGTTTATTCCCAGTGCCGGATCTGTTATTGGTTTTAAAATGGAATCTGTTGAATATTGGGTCCAAATAGGATTGTTTTGGTCGCCAAAATTTTCATAGACAATTGTTCCGTCATAGACAACAGTATCAAAGTTTTGTTCTTGGGCAAGCTGTAGTTTAATTACTCTAAGTTCTTCTTCCAGCCTAATCTCTGTAGGAGAAATTGTTGTTGTACTAGTTAAACTTGCCCGCAAATCACAAAGCTTTTGATTTACCAATAGATATTTGTCATATAAAGCTTTATCCAAATTATCCAAAGAAACAGAATTTTCTTTTGTTGATGCAAAATTTCTTTGTACTTGGTATATTGTAACGCTAAGAACAGCAAAAGGATTACTGTTAAAACACATGTTTGCATCAGGGCACCTGAGAATAAACCTGACAGTTTCTGAAGATTTCGGGTTTTGATTATAGTTAACTATTGTCATGATTATACGTAAGCCAATCTTACTTGAATGGGTCCATTCGGTCTAATTATTTGATAGTATTGTGCTGGAACTTCTGTGAGAGCTTCAACGGCAACTGTACTAACCAAATCAAAAGTTATTTCGTAATTTGTGACTTGTGTGATATTGCTCAGCGCCTGAAGCATATCAACAGACCTTAAAGTCTGTCCAAAATCCCAGTTTGACAAAGCGAAGAAATTATTTGCTTCAAGTATTATTTGATTTTTAATATCAACATCAAATTTTGCATACACACTGGGTAAGAAACCAGTAATAGAAACGTTCACAAAATTTATTTCGCCGTCCTTAATTACAACATAATCAGTCAACATTTTATATTGATCTAATGCTTGGAGAAGTAGATATTTAAACTGTGGACTTGGCAGTGCCAATCCGTCGTTGCCACTTCGAACTAAAACATAAATGTCTATGACATTTGCGGCGCACCCATAAGTCCTCAATGCAGCAGTTGCTTTTCCTGCAATTCCGTTGTAAGGAGTTACAAAAGAATCTGCAAAAGTTTTATAATCAGAAGCGGTAACACATCTATTTTGTGTTGATAAGTATTGCGGCAGTTTAAATCGTATATCGTTTATTGTGTCTCCTGAATACCCACCCTTTCCACTCGTATAGTTTGTAAGATCGACTGGGACAGCATAAGGTAGTCCAGAAATAGTTATCAAAGCTTGCGAATTTGCATAATTTGCAATTATGTCTCCGTCTGGACCACCGCCAACTCTGTAGACGAAATTAATTCTTGATCCGTTGCTTGGAATCATTCCACCTTGTGAACTTCCAAAAATGACGTCTAAACTATAGTCTGAATTATATTGAACTCTAAATTCAAGAGCAGAAGTATTACTGCTGAAAAATTTTACCTGCTTCCATTGTATTCCATCAACAAAAACTCTCACAGAATCCATTATAACGGGATAATACGTAAGAGTTATAACTTGATTTGCTGCTCCTGTACCAGAATAAGTCTCTTGAAACGTTTGTCCTTGAACTCCAACTACATTGCTATTAACTATTTTGCCGGCTTGTATTATAATTGGTTCATCAAATATTGGTTGGTTTAAAGCGTCTGCAGGATAAAGTTCAAAAGGAACTTGTGCATCATTGTTGCTAACGAGAATTTCATAAGGAGTTGGAATTATCACATCTTGTGCGACAACGGCGGATAATTTTGCACTAAACATTGCCTTTGAGCCAACTGGAGGAGTTGGATAAAAGCCAACCTGTTGCGCTATTCTAAAAGCATTTGCAATTTCTGAAACTGTATCAATAAAAATTTCATTTGCTACTTGATCTGTTTTGAAGCTGAGCATATCTCCAATAAAAGCAAAATTCTCAATCAACATTATTGCTAATGAGCTTTCAACAAAATCATTAAAATTATTCTGGAAATTGTCTCTGATAAATTGAAGCAATCTTAGCTTCATGGAATAAAAGTCTTGATTAGTGTAATTAATACTTTTGCTAGGAGAAGACACGCTTCCCTTGGATGAGTCATATGGTTGTACAACAAAATTACACTGGTCTTGCATAAAATTCCTAAATTTCAAGGAGACAACGGAAGCTCTAATTCAAGAACCTCTACCTGATTAATTTTATCAGGATTTACAACCTCTAACTTAAGTATTAATGAATTTCCCAAATTATTCAATTCTTCCTGAGAAATGTTTCTTTGTGTTCCACTAACATTGTTCATATTATAATACTCATCTCCGCTATAAACGTTGATACTATTTATAATAATTCTTGGGTCCCATTTATTTATAGATGTGTTTATAGCACTTACTATCTGTGATCGTGTCGATAAATCATTTTGTTGAAAAAGATATTGCTTAAGTGGTGTCCCAAAACTAGGCAGCATGACTCGTTCGCCGGGATTTGTTAATATCAATTGTTTTAAATCAGCCAAAAGAACGCTCATATTTGTAATGCTAGGCAAGTAACCTAGAGATGTTGATTTTATTGGATAAGGCGCTCCATATAAAGTTGGCATATTTTCCTTTCTAAGCTACTGCTGCTTTTTCCTCTGGCGCATCAATCTTAGCATCAGTGAATGGTGCAAAACATGCGATATTGCATGTTTTTGCTTCTTTGCCAACACTCATAATAATTTTGTCACTTATCATTACAGCACCTGAGTTTTCTCCAGTCTGCATATAAAGCAATGGGCGACCAATACATGGTGTAGCATTGCCCTCTTTATCTTTGCAGTCATTTCCTGCAACCATAACTATTTTTTCGTCTGCTATTACAATCTCATTTCTGGTAAGTTTTATTGAATCCCCAAATGTTCTAACAACATTGTCTTTTGAAACAATTAAAACTCTATTTGCTTGTTTATCAGTACTAATTAATTGATTTTCTGGAGTTTCTCCAACAACTTCAATTGAATCTTTTACGCTATATTTTATGTATTGACCGCCTGCCCTTAAAAAAACGAGACCAACATCTGTGCTTTCTCTCATTTCAAAAATATGAGGTCCCATTTCTTTATTATCTTTTTGTGGTGCCAATAAAAGTATTGCTTGATTATCAGTCTTTTCTTGTGATTTGCCATCGCTTAACAAAAATAACAATCCATATCCACTTCTTACTCTGACGTAAGCACCAGATGCTTTGGATACTGTCTCGCCGGCTTTAATTCGTTTTCTAACTGGTGGTGGGTTATCGTTTCCATCATCACACATTTGTATTTGGTGTCTAGAAGTAGATTCTAAGTAAATTCCTCTTTTTGGACCAGCTATCTTACCTGCTGGAGTAGCTGTATTATCAGCAGGTAGTGTCTCGTCTATCATTGAAATGGCATTTCCTAGTGCACTTCGAAAAAATATGCCATTTGATGCAGACCTAACTTTAGAAGGATTTTCTGCGTCATCCATTGAAATGAAATGTCCGGTTGAAGATGTCCAGTATGTTCTTCCCATATACCAGTCATTACAACCATAATCAAAAGCTTGTGTGCTTCTTTGCCAATTTGGAATACCTCTAGGTTGTTGAACACTATCATCCATTACAAAACTATGACCAGAAATACTCAAATGTTGCATTCCGCTTTGAGGAAGATCACACCTGTTGTTTTGGGGAGTTTGAGGTCCTCTATAAGGACGACATTCGTTTTCTGCTTTAAAATAAATATTTTTACCACCCTGAATCGGTCCAGAATTTGGATATCTGGGGTGTCCACCAATTATTGAGGGATTGGAAACACCACCAGAATTAGAATTGAAAGAACTAACGCACTCAGTTTTCTCTTTTGTAACCTGAAGACCGGGATTATAAAGATATTCAAGCCCATTTAATTGTTGGTTCAAAATTTGTTGTGCAGAATTCCTAGACGCTTCTGACTGTTGTTGTTCTGGCGTTAGTACTGTAGAATTCTGCAACTGTTGATTTGTCTGATCTTGGACGAATTTTGGTTCTGAAACTCCTTGCAAACAAGAAATGTTAATATCATTAATTTCACCCGGCGTGCATTGCGGATTAGACCATTGTCCTCCGTAGTGTAGAAAGTCGTCCTTCATGCAAAACCAACCACCACAGCCACTCATCAATTCAATTCGTTTCCATTTTCTGTTACAAATAGGATCTCCATCAACCATTTTTAACATATGTTTTTCTGGAGTTTTAAAACCATAAATATTTGGATAGCTCATCCTCTTGTATGCATCTGGATCAGTTTCTATTTGTGTTGTATCTGTAATATCAAAACCATTATAATTTTCAGTATTCCATGGAGGCAAAACTTGAGCACCGGTGTTATCACCAACCAAATAGCCAGTTCTGTTTCCTTCCCAAATCCTTTGAAATTCGGGAATAGAAATTCCGCCCCAATTTCTAGAATATTGATTTCCTTGATTTATTAAACTTCTAAGCCTATTCCACGTTGTGCCAATATAATAACCACTACCACGTGACCCATCTTCAAATAAAATACAAACAGTGCTACCCGCTGGAGGAACCCAGTTTAAACCACAATCATCAAAGCCGCCCATTGCGGATATTGGATATGCCCAAGGAAGTCTAGATACAGTTAAAAGATACGGATTATGAACCAAAGGAGAAAAATATTTTATTCTGTTTTGTTTATAGGTATCAGCAGTACTAACGCAAATCGCCGTCATAAATGAAGGGTTTGTAACTGGGTCCGTTGGGGCGCTATACATAAATTTATTAGTTGCCGCAACAAAATTAAATGTTGTTTTTTTTAAATTGTTAATCTCGTTCTCTAGTTGAACTACTTTTTTTGATAAAGAATTAATCATTGTTTTTTTGCAATATTGTCCTTTTGTTTCTCGGTGCTCATCCAAACATCCACCAATTTTAATATAGTAGTATACTTTCCTCCATTTATATTATGGGTAATTGCTTTTATGTTCATTACACGAGTTAAAAGTTTGTTACACACATCTGGCGCTATCCATCTAAAATCTGCATACCCGCCATCATTATCATTTTGTTGTTTTCTGCTAAGCTGAAATGGATTTATAAAAATAATTCCTACGTTTTGAAATGCGCATTTTGTCCAGAAATCAGCATATCTTACTGGATCTCCTTGTATAGTTAAATCAGCCTCATATCCTGTAAGATTCTCCACAATTCCCATTGTTTTTGCTTGTGTCAAATATGAAGCTGCTTTCTGCTGAAGGACATTTGTTGGAGATGTATTATAAGTATCATAATAACGTGCCGGAATTCGCACTTGTGGACCAGATCTTTCAGGAACATTAGACACATCTTGCCCCGGAACTGTTGCAACATCATTTTGATTTGGCCCCTGTCCAACACCCTGTGGAGGTCCTATCCCTCCACCTGCATTACCACCACCACCAACCTGACCAGCCAATTGGACATACGCAAATTTCGGATCAAATGATATAACTGGACTATTGTTTCCACCATTTACAATATAAGATGTATAAACTTTTAATACAGTTTTATTTTTTACATTTGCATTTGCTTTTGCTTTTCCATTTCCATTTTCATTATCATTATTTGCCGGATCAACATTTTCTGGCAATGTGGTAAGTATAAGTGTAGGAGGATCTGTTGGAATAACACCATGAATCGACCCTTTACCATTAGCACTAACGAAATTATTTTTCCATTCTGTAACTGCATCGTGTGCCGATAATCCCATTGCTGGCCATACACCACTAGGGCCACCTTTGCCACCATCTTTAGGCTTAAAACTCTCACAATCAAGTTTCCCATCTTTAGTTAATCTTGCAAGTATAAAATTTATATCTGGATTAGTATTACCTGCCTCACCACAAAGTCCAGTCATTGCTGCTTTCATGGCATCCTTCAATTTCATAGGAGCTTCCTCTTTACCAAACACAGTTTCAATCTTTGTGGGTTGAAATTTTGTTTGGACAACATCCATGGCAGTAATCGTATACTTAAAAAGACCACTCTTACTATCAATTGAAACTTTTATGTCATTAAGAGTACCAAAACATTTATTGTTTTTTACATTAATACCTTCTCCACATCCCGGTATAACAGCTTTTCTTGATGATGAAGCAACGATTAACCGAGAATTACCCTGATCATCTGCACCAATCCATCCCCAATCCCAAGACAAATCACTAGTAGCAGCGTTTGAAGATTTATTAACATCATCTTTTTTCTTGCAATTAATGCCTTGAATGCTGCGAAATATTTGTGTAAAATTACCAGCATCAGTATCAATTATTTCGAAGACGGCAGTATTTCCTTGTCCTGCGCTATATGTAAAAGATTGAATTGATGCAGTGTTGTTAAGCAATGGAGAGGAATTATTACCAACAGAAATACTAAATTTTTGTTCGACATTATTGAATAAAACAGTTCCAAATTTTAAAAAAGTCAATTCAACATATGGTGCCAGAACTGCAAAGTCAAGTAAATTGGCACATTCTAAATCGTTTGTATCTTCACCAAATTGAGAAACACAATAATTTGGAACCAAACTGTTAAGATTTTTAAACATTAAAGCGTCACCGTTGGCAAGTAAATTGTCCTTCCAGCTTTAAAATCCATAATATCATATATTTTATTCAACTCCATTATCTTGTACCAATAATCAACAAAGCCATATTTCATAAGTGATACCTTGTCTGGTCTATATGCAGTTGCGCCATTAATCATAAAAACTGTATCTGTGTTTGAAATTGCGTAATCTGGCCTTTTGTATGTTGCAAATGCAAGTAAATTATTATCTCCATATTGAATTGACTGTTGATCTCTGTATCTGCTTAATGTAGAAACATATGTCTGTGGATTTATTTGTGTATATGTTATTTTGTTTGCCATTTAACCACCGTATTTCATTATTCTACTTTGCCCCGGAAGATCACTAGCTCTATAGACAATAGAAAATGTAGTGTCAACATTAAATTCTACTGGCATGTACTCGAAATCTCCGTCATTTGAATCTGTAAATGATGTCCAAACAACATCAGTAGGAAAACTTGCAGAACAATCAGTACAAATGGCATTTAACATATACCCTTGACTTTTATCCGCAGCTAAAATTCCGCCACATTTTATTTGACAAATTGGCGGTGGCTCATAAGGAATGGAACCACTAGGGTTGTCAATTGGATATGTTAAACTTTTTAAAAAATTATAATCTTCTAGATTTCTTATGTATGATTCACGATCAGTATTTACAAACTTCCATTTCCATGATATAGTTCTATCACTGCTTGATGCATATGACTTAACCGGCATAGATCTTCCCATAATTTGTTCATCGGAAAATGTTGCACTATGTTTGTCACTTATATCAGGAAGTACATGAGGAAAGATGGTTTTTCCCCTTGCTGAAAGGAAACATCCGCCTATAGGGACCAGACCATTTGTTTGTGAATTTGTTGCACGCATTGTTTAATTTAACTAAGTGTAATTTTGTTGAAAATAAAATCAACACAAAACTATGTATTGTTAAAATTGAAAATTCGAATTTTAAATTCCGTAAGATATTGGGTTGCCTGCTGCACCAGATGTCTGTTGAGCTGCTGTAGAATATGCCATTGCTCCCTTAGGAAGACTTGTATTCAAAACCCTGTCAAGTTGCGGATTTGAACCTATATTATCACTTTGAGCAGACGAACTTGATGATCCAGATAATCTATATGCTATTAACTTAAGCGTTTCTAATTGACTAGTAGCTATTTGCGTTTGAGTGTTCAATTCTTGAGTGACTGGCTGCATATCTGCTTCACTTCCCGTGCCAATCTTTGCAGAAACCATACTGTTGTATGCCATTTTAGTTTTATTAGATGCAACATAACCATTCAATCCAACAGGAGTAGCTTTAGCATCTTTTGAATTACCTTTTTCATCCACCGCAGATGCAAGAGTATTTTCTTTTCGATCCCTTGTAAGTTTTTCGTATAGTCCTGTTGTTACTGGGAACAAAGTTTTCATCGTTGAAGAATTCATGATATTATCTGTAGCTCTACCCAACAAACCAAACGATCCATCAGATCCACCAGCATTTCCTTTTCGATCCCTTGTAAGTTTTTCGTATAGGCCTGTTGTTACTGGGAACAAAGTTTTCATTGTTGAAGAATTCATGATATTATCTGTAACTCTACCCAAACCAAACAATCCATCAGATTTACCACTAGCGGCAGCGGTAGTAGCATTAACATCTAAATTACCAATTTTTTTGCCACCTTTTTCAGCGCCGGACTTTAAAACGTCAAGAATCTTATTGAGAACATCAACTGCCTGCTGTGACAGATCGACTTTTTCATCTTTTTTATCTTTTTTAGCTTCTACAGCCTTTTTGTCTTTACCAACCAACCAACCCAAACCCAAAGAACCTAACATACCCGTAATACCAGTCATTTGTAATAAAGTGCTACCTGCACTACCAGTAGCAGCTGCAATAGCGCCACCACCAGCTGCAGGTGCAGCACCAGCGGCAGCAGGAGCGCCAGCAATTGCAGCACCGCCAGCACCAGCAAGTGCAGCTCCAGCACCGCCAGCAAGTGCAGCAGCAGGAATACCAGCAGCAGCTGCTGCTGCTGCATCCACAGGCGGAACACCAGCAGCGGCCGGAGGCGCTGCTGGCTTCCCACTACCAGTAAGCCAATTCCAAGCTGAGCCTATACCACTTATCCCCTTATCTATCAAGCCGCCCGCACCAATGTAGTTTAGTCCCTGTCCTAGGTAACCACCGAGCGCCCCACCAGCAGTGGCACCAATAGCGGTTCCAAGACCCGGAATCGGAATAAGAGTTCCCAAAGCACCACCAAGTGCTGTACCAAGTGCTGTACTTCCCCCAGCAACCAAAGATCTACCTGCACTTCCGCTTTTTTGATATTCGTCAACACCACCCATTATACCACCCAAGGCAGTACCTAAAACGGGAATTCTTCTTGCGAAACCACCTATCTTACCCAACATACTTGTTGGCGCAGCAGGCGCAACAGGTGCAGTAGGTGTAATAGTAGCAGGATTAACAGCAGCAGCAGCAGCAGGAGCAGCAGCAGCAGCACCAGCACCAGCACCTGAACCCATTGCGCTGAGTCCAAACCCACCAACAGTCATTGCCATACCAGCAGCATTACTAACTGTGTTAGCCGTGTCTTCGCTTGCACCCAATCCTTGTGCTGCTGCTGCTATTGGATCATACCCAAACATATTCGCAACCATCAAACCAGCACCAGCAATACCAGCTGCCTTACCAACTCCTCTAACGATTCTTCCACCCCTGCCGGCGCCCCAGCCTCCACCACCGCCTGCAGGAGCATTGCCAACCGTTCCAGTGCCAGTGCCAGAACCCAATCTAGACAGTCCTGCAAATTTAGCAACTGCCAAAGAAAAACTCCATACCGTCTTTCCCCATGTTATTAGTGAAGCCGCAAAAGCCACAAAAGCAGTACCAATTGTTGCGAAACCAGCAACTTTACCTACAAGCCCACCAGTAACATCATTTAAAAATTTGAATACCTTAATTAAACCACCTATAACATTTCCAAGAGTTTGCATTGCTGGAACAACAATAGACATCATATCCTCAAATACAGGAACAAATACTTTAAGAAGCTTTTCAGATAATTCATCCATCATTTTTTGGAATTTTGCCATTGGATTTTTATCAGCGCCCTGTTGCGTGGTTACTTTTTGATATAACGCATTGTAAACTTCTAGACCCTTTTGTCTCTCTTCAGCACTGTTGCTTTGCAACATTTTCTTTACATCTTCTAAGCCAAACGTTTCACCATTAGATTCGACACTTTGTATACCTAGCTTCTCAGCTTTTTCAGTTATGCTTTTAGACATTTCTGCATTTGAGGCCATCATTTGTTTTTGTATAGTCTTTGGATCAAAATTAGTAATTCCACCAACTGCAAGATCTTTTGTTTCAAACTGTGATAATAAAACCTCTGTTGCCTTTGCGCTATCTCCACCAAATTGCATCAACGCATCATTAAAAACCTTAGCCTGTTTTGCTTGCTGATCTTCTTTTATTTGTGTTTTTTTTCCTGCTAAGTCACCCTTATCAGAAATTTGGTCTTCTAAAAACTTTTTCCTTTGAGTAGAAAGTCCACCTTTGTTTAATTCATCTTGATATTTTTTTTGTTGAGCGGTAAGGTCTTCAAGCTTATCAGACGATCCCTTTGTTGCATCCTTCAATGATTTGTTTTGTTTTAGCATTTCATCTAAACTAAATCCAGTTATAGACTTAATTCTTTGATTCATTAAAATCTTTTCCCGTCCCGTAAGCTTGTCCAAATCTTCTATAGAATGACCAGTCATGTTTTCAATATTTTCCTGAAATCCGGCAGCAAAAACCTTCATGTCTTTTGATGACTCAAGTAGAGTTCCGTTGAGCGCCTTAGCCAACATTTCCTGTCCCCCAGCAAATTGGGCAACACGATTTCTTAAAGCAATTAACCTCGTATCTGCGCCTTCAGTTAAATCATAATTCAATCCCTGCATTGATTCTTGAAGTTTTGACATTGATCCCTGAATACCATTTTTAATAGCTTCTGCACTCAATTTTTGTAAATTTTCTAAAACATTTGGAGTTAGTCCTCTGAATTCTTGGAATTTCTTTGCAGTTTGCTGCGTCATATCTGCGGCCTGCTTCATAGCTGCACCAGTCAAACCAGCACTTTTTGCAATTTTTGAAAAATTAATTGCAAGATTGCCAATTGCAGCATCGGAAAGCATAAACTCCATCTTCATTTCTCTGAAATTATTTTGTAATTCGCCAGACTCCAATCCTAATTGTTTTTCAAGGAATAATTGTGATTTTGATATGTCCAAAGCACTCTGTAGATTTTTAATGCCACTCTTTTGTAAATCAATAACATTTTTTTGATACTTAGATGTAGCAAAACCAGTAGAAGCGACACTACTGTCAAAATTATACAATTTCTCGGCAGCAGTCTTACTCGTGCCACTTAACTCACCTATCTGAAAAGCAAGTTGCTTAAGTTCATAAGTTTGACTAATCGTGCCAGCACCAGTAAGTCCCTCCATTGAAGACATATACTTAGCAGGATTAACAGAATTTAATAAGGCTCCGCCTTGATTAGATAATATTGATTTAAATTGGTTTCCAAATTCTATTAAGTTATTTTTAAGACCCTTAAACATAGCTAAAAAAGGAGTGTTTGCTTGTTCCTCTATTGATCTTTGTACTCTACCATAAAATTGTTCAACTAATTGAGTACCAAGTTTATTTGCGGCTTTTTTACCATAATCTCCCGATGCAGATATCTGATTTATTCTTCTTATGGTATCTTCCACGCCATCAAAACTACCATCCAATTCATCGAACATACTATACATGCTTTGTCGAACAACACTAGCTTGACTTATTATTGATTCTTTGTTTTGCCTCTCAACTTCTCTAATTGTATTTAATAAATCTTCTTTTTGCTTATTATATTCACTAGTTAATTCATCTACGGTTTTAATGCCCGCACGAGCTTCTTCGCTAACATTTTCTAATAGTTTTTCTATATCTTTTAAATCAGACTTATATTTATTTAATCTTTGAATTTGATCTTTTATTGCTTCGCTCTCAACAGCATTTTTTTGCTGCATGCTGTCTTTTATGCTATCTACTTGTCCGGAAACATTACTTAAATCAGATTGCGCTTGTCTTATAGCAGGATTTAAGCAAGACGCACACATTGCTCTTATAAGTTGGTCAATGCTTACTTGTGTAAGTTCTACTTTTCGATCTTCCATTCGAATATATAGAGTAAGAGCCTAGAAAAACCATGTGTTTTTCTAGGCTCTTAAGTAAAAAATCTAATTAATTAAACCATTAACGCCATTCCTTAAATCTATAAATCACACACCAACAAATAGACATCAAACCAAGAGCTCCAGAT